TATTCAAAAAAGATACAAGTTTCCGAATGGATACGGTGCGAGTGTTATATGTCATAAAGGAAGTTATGGTGGCCACCTAGGCCTTTGGGAATTAGCAGTAGAACTACATGGCATTATAGTTTATGACACAGCAATATGTGCAGATGTAATCGGACATTTAAAAACAGAAGAAGTAAACAGAGAATTAAAAGCAATAAAAGAATTATGAAATTTGGACCAGAACATTACAAACCTCTTATCGAGGAGTTGACAATTAAAGAATCAGAAATAAATGGTTTGGGATTGCATGCAACAGATAATATAAAAGCTGGTATTTTTCTTGGAGTAACTCATGTATGGGAAACAAAAAGATGGGATTGGATAAGAACACCTCTTGGTGGTTTTATAAATCATTCAGATAATCCTAATTGTTTTATCAATATGAATATCCATTATCATGACGGACAACAAAGAGAGCTATATACAATTAAACCAATCAAAAAGGGTGAGGAGATAACAGTATTCTATACAGTAGGATATGAGGACATGGATGTATGAAGAATAAATTATTAAATTGGATGGATAAAAAAGCTGGTGGTGCAACAGAATCAGAGATTTATCAAAGCAGATGGGTATGGTATCATACAATACTAGCTTTTGAAATATTTTTAACAAACATTTTACTGATTGGGATATTAATAATACTAGCAATTAAATTATGAAGGGTAAAACAAATCCAGTAAAGAAAAATATGGATAAACTTCATAAGCCAAGTACGCATAGAGATAAGTCGAAGTACGATAGAAAATCTGAATCAGAATATATGCAAGACGAATTAGAACCGATCTGGCATCCAACAGAATATGATGAATCAGATGATATTGAAAACACTAAAAAATATGATCCAGCAAATAAAACTTGACAACACAGCAAATGCTGTTATAATAGATATATGACTGAAAAAATAAATTATAAATTTAGTGAAGATGATATTTTAGAAGAGCTTGGAAAATATATATCATCTACTTATAGTCAACACTATAACAAAAACAAATTTCAAGCAACAGAATTTATTATCGACGGAGGGCATGGAGAAGGTTTCTGTATAGGAAACATTTTAAAATATGCTCAGCGTTATGGTAAAAAGAATGGCTGTGATAGAAACGATCTTATGAAAGTTTTACATTATGGCATAATCGCACTTCATGTGCATAACTTAAATAATGAGGAAAGTGAAACCAATGAATATAAGTCCAGAAACTCTTAATATACTAAGAAATTTTTCAACAATAAATTCAGGGTTGACAGTTAAAGAAGGAAACGAACTTAAAACTGTATCAGCCATGAAAAACATCTACGCGCGAGCGGTTGTAACCGAGGATTTTGATAAAGAACATTCAATATATGATTTATCAGAATATCTAGGAGCAGTATCTTTATTTGATACTCCAAACTTTGAATTCAATGCAGAAAAAGTAACTGTTTCAGAAGGCACCAATACAGTTCAGTATTATTATGCTGATCCACAAATGGTAATATCTCCACAAAAAGATATTAACATGCCTGAACCTGAAATTAGTTTTGATATTGATGAAGGTGTTTTAGATTCATTACTCAAAGCATCATCTGTTTTATCATTGCCAGACATGGTATTGTCTAGTGATGGAACAACAGTTGTTCTAACTGTTAAAGATAAAAAGAATTCAACTTCTAATGTCTTTAGTAAAACAGTAGCTCAAGGTAATGGCTCTACTTACGAAATGTTTCTTAGAATGGAAAATGTCAAAGTGATACCAGGTGATTATACAGTATTTGTATCATCAAAAGGTATAGCTCAGTTTACAAACAGGAAACAATCAATAGAATACTTCATAGCATTAGAACCAGATTCAAATTATAATGAGTCTTAATAATGAGAGAAGAATTTCTATGGGTTGAAAAATACAGACCTAGAAATATCTCAACTTGTGTTCTGCCTACAGAAACGAAAAAGATATTTGTAGATTTTGTAAACAATAACGAAATCCCCAATCTACTATTATGTGGCACTGCTGGTGTTGGTAAAACAACTGTAGCTAGAGCCTTATGCAATGAATTAGGAGCAGACTTTATACTTATCAATGGTTCAGAAGAACGAAACATTGATACTTTAAGAGTTAAGATAAAACAGTTTGCTTCTACGGTATCGCTATCAACAGATGGTGGACCAAAGATAGTTATTTTAGATGAAGCGGATTATCTTAATCCTCAATCAACACAACCCGCACTTAGAGGATTCATAGAAGAATTTTCAAAGAACTGTAGGTTTATTTTTACTTGTAATTATAAAAACAGAATTATACAACCACTGCATTCAAGATGTAGTGTTATTGATTTCACGATTGAAGTTGGTCAAAAACCACAGATCGCGAATCAAATATTTCAGAGAATCCTGCAAATACTTACTGATGAAAATGTAGATTATAATGAAAAGGTAGTTGTAGAAGTAATTAATAAGTTTTTCCCCGATTTCCGAAGAATGTTGAATGAGATACAAAAGTACTCAGCTTCAGGAAAAATTGACAGCGGGATTCTCGCCAATTTAGATGATGAAAGTTTAAATGAATTGTTAGGCTTTGTCAAAGGAAAAGAATTTTCTAAAATGAGAAAATGGGTCGGCTTGAATATTCATAATGATCCACAAGCTATTTACAGAAAGATATACGATAGTTTTTTTACAAAAATGGAAAACAATAGTGTTCCACAAGCTATTATTATCTTATCTGATTATACATATAAGTCAGCCTTTGTAGCTGACCAAGAGTTAAACATGGTAGCATGTTTAACAGAATTAATGATGGAGTGTAAAATTAAATGATATATCAATCAACAAAATATTTTAAAGAGATAGGGCCATGTGCTTATCGTAATCATAAGTCTGATACAGACTGTTATCTACTACATGGCTATTGTAGATCATTTAGATTTGTATTCGGGTGTAATAATTTGGATAGACAAGGATTTGTAGTTGACTTTGGTGGACTGAAAGATGTTAAAAGACAATTACAAGAATGGTTTGATCATACAGTCATTCTTCAATCTGATGATCCTTTAATTTCTACATTTAGACAATTAGATGAACAAGGCCAATGTAAATTACAAACATTTCCGTTAATCAGTAGTGAAGGTTTAGCTGAATGGGTTGGAGAATATGTTGATTCAATTCTTAAAGAAAAATATAAAGGCAGATGTTGGGTTATTAGTAGTGAACATATAGAAGCAGAAAAGAATAGTGCTATATATTATCCACAAGATAATCCAGATAGACTTGATTTTGAAACATTAGTTGAAGTCAATAAAGAAATTTTAAGAGGAGATTTACCTCTATAATGTTATATTCAGAAATATTTAGAAGCATACAGGGAGAAGGTATTTACACAGGAGTGCCAACTGTATGGTTAAGAATGTTTGGGTGTAATCTTGAGTGTAATGGATTTGGACAAAAGGATCCTACCGATCCGGCTTCTTATGTATTACCTTATCAAGAAATAGATTTAACTGATATTACAGTACCAGAAGAATTGCCTGTGTTTTCTTATGGTTGTGATTCATCTTATTCTTGGTCAAAGAAGTTTAAGAAACTTCAAAGAAAGGGTACACCAGAAGAAGTAGCTAAAGAATTATATGATATGATGTACGATAGTAAAACTCATATAGCTTTTACAGGTGGTGAGCCGATGATGAAGGCGGCACAAAAGAATATTATAAAAGTTATTCACGAAATAAAAAAATTATTTAAGGCTGAGAATGAATGGAATTATTATGGACCTAAATATAATAATGTGATTACAAACATTACTTTTGAAACAAATGGGACAAGACCAATTGAAAAAGATATGTGGAATCTTATTATGGCAGATAGTTGTACCCAAGAAACAGAATATTTCTTTTCAGTAAGTCCAAAGATATTTTCTACAAGTGGAGAGAAAGATAGAATATGTCCTGACATTGTAAAAGGATATCAAGATGCTTGTGGTATGTTTGACCAATACCAAGGCTCTAAAGACCCACAAGGTCAATTAAAATTTGTATGTAATGGAACAGATCAATCTTGGGACGAAATAGAAGATGCAGTAGCATCATTCAGACATTCAGGAGTTCTTTATCCGATTTGGATAATGCCAGTAGGTGCTACAGAAGAAAGTCAAAATAAAGATCATGTATCAAGAATAGCAGAACAAACAATGGATAGAGGATATAATGTAGCAGCAAGAGTTCATTGTTATATTTGGGGAAATCAGATAGGAACATAACATGGCAGAAATGATAACAAAAGGTAAAGAGAAAAACAAAAATAAAACAGTTCTTTTATATAGTGGTGGAATGGATAGTTTAATAATAGATTATTTACTTAAACCAGATATATTATTAAATATCAGTATGAATTCAGTTTATGATGCTAGAGAAAGAGAATCATTTCCAGATAAAGAAATAGTTTTTCTTGATAATGTCATTGATTTGAGTTTATATGAAAGGGACGATGCGATCATTCCAAATAGAAATGCACATCTTGTATTATTAGCTTCTCATTATGGAGAAACTATTTGGTTGGGTTCTGTTTATGGAGATAGATCATTTGATAAAGATGAAGCCTTTTACGGCCATATGACTACATTATTAGACCATATGTGGTCAGAACAACATTGGACAGAAGAAAGAAAATTTGATATTAGTTCTCCATTTAAAGATAAAACAAAAACACAACTTGTATTTGAATTTCTTGAAATGGACGGAACAGAAGAAGCTTTATTAACATCATATTCTTGTTATGAAGGTGATCAAAAACATTGTGGTCATTGTAAAGCCTGTTTTAGAAAATGGGTAGCATTAGAGAATAATGGAATTATAACGAGTGATGGTTATTTTAAAGAAAATCCATGGGACGCTCCTTGGTTAGATGAAGTATTACTTCAAATATTCAATGGTGGTTATCGTGGTAGAGAAGATAAAGATATTGTTGCTGCTTTAGAGAAAACAGAAAAATATTCTCTTGTAGACCAATATCGTGAACAAGCAAATCATTTATTAAGAATGAAGGAATATAAATTATGAAAACGGATAGACAATTAGGATTAAAGGTAAGAGATTATCTTATTGCAAATGGAGTAGAAACTCCTGTTGATGAAAATAAATTAAGTAGAGATGAAAAGGTAGAATTGATTGATGCTAGTATGCATACAATTATTCAAGTTTTAGGACTTGATACTCAAGATGATTCAATTAGTGGAACAGCTGATAGAGTAGCTAAAATGTGGGTAGATGAATTATGTTATGGTTTAGACTATAATAATTTCCCTAAATGTACACTTTTTGATAATAAAATGGGATTTGATTCAATGGTTATTCAAAGAGATATTACTTTCCATTCAATGTGTGAACATCATTTTCAAAATATTTCTGGAATGGCTCAAGTAGCTTATATTCCAAATGGTAAAGTTGTTGGATTATCTAAATTAAATAGAATTGTAAACTTCTTTGCTAGAAGGCCACAAGTTCAAGAAAGATTAAACGAACAAATATTTTATGCATTAGAGTATGTTTTAGGAACATCTGATGTAGCTGTGTTATTAGAAGCAGACCATTATTGTGTTAAAGCACGAGGTTGCAATGATCAGAATTCAAGTATGACAACATCAAGACTTGGTGCTGGCTTTTTTGATGATGGTAAATTAAGAAATGAGTTTATGCAATTAGCTGTGAGGAAGTAAAGTATGAAATTTGAATATGTAATATCAGGTTTAACAATGGGAATAGATGATCTCTATTATAATCCAAAAGTTGCCGCACCATATATTCATCACATGAATCAAAAGATTATAGACATGAATGAAAAATATGATAATCAAAATATGTCTATCCTTTTTAATGCTCATACTGAAAGAAAACATGGTGTAACTATGAACGATACTATGAATCATTCATGGCATAGAATCTTTGCTGACTCTGGTGGATTACAATTATCCAGAATGAAAAGTGGAATTACTCCAGAAGTAAAAGATAAGATTTACCATCATCAAGCTAAGTATTGTGATGTAGCTATGATCTTTGATGAAATTCCTATTGAATTTGATATGTCAATGACAGGTGGTAATTCTATGAAAGCTGATATTACAGGTAGAAGATTTGTCAGAGAAGATTTAGAAAAGACAGCTATAGCTACTAGAGATAATGTTAAAAGACAAATAGAAGTTTTTAAGAAAGAAGGTTCTAGAGCTAAGATTATGTTAATTTCACAAGGTCAAGATGTTGACTCTTGGAGAAAATATATCGAAGTAATCTGTGCTGGTTTAGATGATGAAGAAATAGAAACAATGTGTACAGGAATTTCTCTTGGTTCACAATGTAATGGTAATCACTTTGCTCATAGAATGGAAATGATTTATGCAGCAAGAGAGTATCAAGTACCAGATTCATTAAGAAAGAACATACATTTACTAGGCGTAGGCAATCCAAATGCTCTCATGCCGTTCATAATCAGTCCTAGGTACTTTGATTTCATAGATAACTTGTCTTATGATTCTAGTTCACATGCTTCATCTTGGTTTTTTTCAAGATATAGAGATAAGAATTATAATCAAATTACATTAGAAGCTCCGTTTAGATCAAAGAAATTATTATCGGATATTGTTGATAATGATTTAAGACCTGTAATAAATGATATTTTAAATGATCATTCAGAAGCTTTCGCTGAGTTTGGTGTAACGGATCCAGATTTTATTATTAATGAATCTACTAAATGGTCAGTTCATAATAAAGAAAAAGAAAGAAAATTTATTAGACCTGGTGGAGAAAATGCTTATAGATTATTAGTTTGGTATTGGGTTACAAATACAGTTCAACATTTCATGGACGAATTAAATAGAAGAACAATTAAACCACATGATGAAACTGGTTTATCTAGTATCAATAATTATGAAGAATTTACAAAATATTGGTTGCCAAGACAAAGAGCTCCACAAAAAGTAAGAGAGTATTGGCCGAGTAGGTTAGATGTATAGAAAAGACGATAAAATTTATTATGATTGGATTGATTATCAACATGATATGAAAGAAGTTATTAGATTAGAATTTGATCATGTAGTTGGAATATATAGAGGTAGTGTAGGAATGGCTGCCCATGTATCAAATGTGTTTGAAGTACCTATGTCTATTGTAGGTTTACAGTCTAGAGATGGAGCAGATAAAATGCCATATCCAATATATAATATATTAAGTGAAGATACAAAAAGAATTTTAATTGTAGATGATATTTACGATACAGGTTTCACTATGAATAAAGTAATTAAATTAGTCAAGTATTGGCAACCAAAAAGTGAAGTATTTGGTTTTTGTCTTTTCGGAAAAGACAATGATGTTAATGTTTCTTGTGCTAATATACATGATGGTTCCTGGATAGTTTTTCCTTGGGAGACATTAAATGAATCCGTTTGATTTTGTAAAATCAATAACATATACTAAAGAAGATATAATAAATGACTTGAATGAGTCAGAGTATGAATCTTATTTGATTAATCGTGCTCTGTCTTATCATCAAGATTGCCTTTTATATGCTAATGAAATGAATCGAAGATTTGAGCTTTCCAATCGTTTACAATATCATTATTTACTAAATACAATTAGAAAACGAAAAAGGTTTGCCAAATGGATTAAACCTGAAAAGATTGACGATTTGAATATCGTTATGGAATACTACAAAGTATCACGAGCAAAAGCAGAAGAATATTTAAATATTTTATCAGAAAACAACATCGCGGTACTGAGGAAAAAAATGAATAAAGGTGGAGTGAAATGAGTTATGACATAGATAATATGTTAGAAATCTCTTTCAAAGAAAATGATGACTTTCTAAAGATTAGAGAGACATTAACAAGAATAGGAGTAGCGTCTAGAAAAGACAAAACGCTTTATCAATCTTGTCATATTCTTCACAAAAGAGGTAGATACTATCTGGTTCATTTTAAAGAATTATTTGCATTAGACGGAAAAGAATCATCAATAACAGAAAACGATATAGCTAGAAGAAACGCAATATCCAGATTATTAGAAGAATGGGAATTACTTTCCATTGTCAATGCATCACAAGCCCAAGAGCCTTTAGCCCCAATGAGTCAGATTAAAGTTCTACCACACAAAGAAAAAGATGAGTGGAACCTAGTCGCTAAGTACAACATTGGGAACGCTAAATGATAGAATATTTACACGAATCACAACGCAGAGTATTAATGGCGAAGTTCGCCAAGTATGCGTATTTTGATCACCAAGAAGCCAAACAAGTAGCAAAATCTCTAAAGTTCAATAAAACAGAATTTTATGATATAGATGGAGCACAGACTTATCTATTTTATAATGCAAATGATTTAATCATATCTTGCCGTGGAACTCAACCCGGAGAAATGAATGATATTATGGCAGATTTAGAAGTATTTAAATCTGATTCAGTTACAGGTACAAAAATACATCAAGGATTTAAAGAAGAAGTTGACAAAGTTTATGATGTAATTGAAGGTAGAGTTGAAAGACTAGCCGGACATAAAATTTGGGTTACAGGACATTCATTGGGTGGTGCAATGGCCACTATACTAGCACAGAGATTAGAATTTGCTGGTGGACATGATGTTGATACATTATACACTTTTGGTTCACCTAGAGCTGGTGGTCCTAAATTTAGAGCATGGTGTGATAAACATTTAAAACATCAAAGATTTGTTAATAATAATGATGTTGTTCCGTGTGTACCCACATTTTTTAGATGGAGACATTCAGGTAATTGTCATTATATTAAATCAACAGGCGAAGTAACCAATCTTGGTAGGTGGAGTTCAGAAAGAATTAGAGATAAAGGGTTATCTTTAATAAAAACTATATTTAAAGGTAGATTAGATTTAATATCAGATCATAATATAGATGATTACATTTTTCATTTAGAGGCAGCTTCTATTGATAATAAATTTGAGTATGAATAGATACATAAATACTACTTATGTATTGGTTTTTAATAAGAAGTATTTTATCAGCTGTTTTAGGTAGTCAGTTTTACAAATGGTATGCAAGTACTAAAATAGGAATATATTTTCAAAATCGTATTGATCAGTTCATGGAATATATTTCTCAAAAGTACGATATTGAGATTATAAAAAAACAATCAAAATTTGAACAAGATTATCCTTTAATGATGAAAAGAATTGAAAAACTTGAGAAATGGTCGCACCCAGACCGAGAAAAAGAATTTAAAAAGGTAATTAAAAAAATTGAAAAGAGATTAGATAATGGATAAGTTTAAATCATTTTTAGAAGAACAGAAAGGTGAAAAGTATAAAATCTTAGTAATTTCATCTAAACCAAAAGAAAGTGAAATGTTTCATACAGCAACCCGATTTGCTGATGAAGGAAAGGCCTTAGGACATGAAGTTTATATTGTACAAGTAGAAAATGCTTATATAAGATTTGAAGATGGTGCATATTATGTTCATAATGCAGGTGATAAAAAAGGATTTGAAATAAGTGCTAACGATACAGTAGCATTTGTTCGTGGTTCAGTTAGATTAAAAAAGAGTTGGTTAGATATACTTTCTCAATTAGAAAAGGTTGGAGTATGTATGGTCAACAGTAGGGAAACTGTTGAATTGACTTCTGACAAATATAGAACTTATTTAAAATTAATGGATTTTGGATTGACACAACCCAAGACAGTTCTTATACCAAATAAAGATGGTGTAAAAGAAGCTCTAGAAGCATTAGATAGTGAATTTCCAATTATAATGAAAACCTTAGAAGGGTCAAAAGGTATTGGAGTTTTATTTGTTGAATCAGAAAGATCATTAACATCTTTAGTACAATTGCTTTTTAATCAAGATGAAGAATCAGATTTATTAATTCAAGAATTTAAAAAAACAGAATATGATGTTCGCGTGATAGTATTAGGCGGCAAAGTAATAGCAGCTATGGAAAGAGGAGTTGTTAAAGGAGATTTCCGTTCAAATGTATCTCAAGGTGCTGAAGTTAAAGGATTTGATTTAACAGAATTAGAAATTGAACAAAGTTTATTAGCATCTAAAGCAGTAGATGGTGCATGGGCAGCTGTAGATTTTATACCTTCAGAAGATAGAGAAAAAGAACCACCTTATATTTTAGAAGTTAATCATTCACCTGGAACAGCTGGTGTTGAAAAAGCTACTAAAATGAATATAGTAAAATCAGTTGTTGAATATTATGCTGATCCAAAGAATAGATATTCTGTACCGACACAATGTGGATATTATGAAACTTTAGATATTAAACCTTTTGGACCTTTAGTAGCTAAGTTTGACACAGGTAATTCAGTACACAATGTTTTACATGCAGAAGATGTCAAAGTATCAGGTAAAAAGATTAGTTTTAAATTAAATGGTAAAAGAATTTCAACAAAATTACAAGGAACATATACTTCTATAACAGGTGGTGGAGAAGATGAAAGATATATTGTTAAATTAGATTGTAATTTTGGAGGCACAGATTATCCAGATATAGAATTCGGATTAGATGATCGGAGTAGAATGGGAACTGATGTACTACTTGACCGAGACATAATGACTAGATTTAATGTAGTTGTAAACCCCAACAGAAAATATGTAATTACAACTAAATTTGTTATAAATAAAGATACTTAATCAGTAAAATAGAGGGAGAAAACTATGATAGATTGGATTAAGGCCAGATTGGCCGAGAGAACATCATGGGATGGCGCCACAATCATTGGTATGAGTTTATTAGTATTGTGCGCAGCACCTATACTTAAACTTTTAGCATGGCCAGCATTAGTGTATGGCTTGTGGACATTATATAAAGAAGAATAGATTTATTTCTGTTTTTCACTAAAAAGGCTTGTTTTGACAAGCCTTTTTTTATAAATACTTACTGGACATAATCTATTATCACAGGGGAAAAGAATAAATGAAAAAGATAGGCATAATCGGTATGTTTCTATTAATGACAAGTTTTGGTTCTAACATTGTACTAGCTGATGGACCAGATCAGACTGGAACAGGTTGTGCTAATGGTACTGAATTTTGTGAAAACAATAATCAGACAACAACTAGTACTAGCACCAATACAAACACTAAC